CTGCATAAGCACCGGATTACCGGCTAACGCATTAAACCCATTTCGTCGTCTGTCATACTTCGCCGGGTCGATTGAAACGATCCCGCCACGATTTGCATATTGCGGGTAATCAGCGTAACTCTGCTGGAAGCCCTCTTGCATCAGTCCTTCCCATCTCTTGCGTTCCTCTTCGTCGTCACGCCCTTGTTGTTCTGCCAACCGGTTCATTGCATCCTGTCGTTTATAATAACCAAGCTGTCCAGCAGCGATCCCCGCTGGCAATATAGATCCAGCCGTCATAGCTTCCTTGCCCATTGCTGCTAAAGTCGCTCCTGCTTTGTCCCCTCCGAGCTTACCCAGGGCAGTTGCGCCGAAACTCGGTTTGGCAACCAGTCCTTGTGTTACATCAGCTAACGCTTTATCAGCCATGCCGAAATCAGACCCGCCACCCAAAATTTTGGTGCCAGCAGCAGCTAGAATGCCTTGCGCCAACGATTCCTTAAAACCTTTACCTGAAGCAAGAGAACCCGCAAACCCTCCAAGACCGCCCGCGAGCCAAGGAGCTGCCAACATTCCAGCACCTAACGCTCCAGACGCTGCAAGGGTGCCCATCCCGACACTGCCTAAAAGCGGAAGCAACATAGGCAAAAACGCCTCTTGCTGGCCCGTGACTGGATTGGTAGTCAGTTGTCCGGTCGGAGATAAAGCTGCAATTCCTTGAACTTCCGCTGGATTCATGTGAACCAGCATGGAATCGCCGTAGCGTCCCTGTTGAGCTAGATTGTTAGCCATCCCCTGTAGCGGAGGCGCTGCACCACCATGCGCCATTGGGATTCCTGGAGACGGTCCATAGCCACCACCTGCTGGAAGCCTAAAATCACCATAAACCCGTCGCTGGGGCGCGGGGCGATATTTGTCCATTAGCCCCTGGTAACCAGCAGTTTGCGGCATACCTTGCCTGCCTCTACCACCCTTGCCTGGACCTCCAGGACGCTGCACATTACCCATACCCATCAGCTCACCCTCTTATTTGGTCTCAACACCAAACAACGTAAAAGTCATATCGACGGCACTCGCATACGTTTTGACCACGTCTGCCTGCCCTAAACACATGCCAATAACCGCTGTAAAAGTCGTGTTTGCTGCAACCGACTGATCATAGTAAAGAAATTGCTTATCATTATCCCCGGCACCCGCAACATTAATGCGCAGCCTGAATGTAATCGCGCTTCCTGTCCTATTGCAGGCCAGAAACGAACTAACCGTGGTCTGGGTAAGGTCTGGAACCGTGTACAGAGTCTCCTGCGTTGTAGCCGCACAATCCAACTGACCGAGAACTTTAATGATGTCACTCACGAAGCCCCCATTAACAAGAACTGAAATCGTCGCATTGCCAGAGAACTGTCTTTATCGGACTGCGTTTTTGCCAGCAAAAGATCATTCTCAACGCTCTGCAAAGCAAACTCAATCGTTCTGCGCGTCGTTTGTTCATTCTCAACATCATACGCTTCGCCCGGAACCGGCAACGGATTTGTTTTTAATGAAGCCATCAGCGTCTCCCGTCCTGTCGCATCTCAAATCGTAAATCACCCAAACGCCAGCCAAAGCCTAAGCCACTACTTTCTACCCTGACGACTGACTCCCTGGCCCTGGTGCGCAAGAAATTCTGCTCAGTGCTGCTGGTAACCGTTGCTGTCGCCAGCGTGGATAAGTCCTCCAGCGGAAACCGTTTGCCCTTTATCGTGACATCCATGGATGCACTTCCCGTATCACCGCTGAACTTGAAATCCGGGATCATCCGATTCATGAACATAAATCTACCGCCCTCATCCAACTCTACATCGCCCGATTCAACATACGCCGTCATGGCTGAGCCATCATCGTCATGGCCGGTCTCATGCCGGTAAATGTAGTTATTATCGCTAGAGGTGATAACTGACGTTGCAAGTGGGTAATCGCGTGTACCAGCCTCGATCCACGCCCCTCTCACCAACGTACCCACCGACCACACGTTCTCAGCGTAGTTAAAGGTCACATAATTGGTGATATCAGTGTTGTCCTCACCCACAGGGTAATACCAAGTCACTTCGGAAAAATCCACATTGGTTGCTGCATGTACCTTATAGGCTTGCCCTAAATTAATATTCGCAAATACATGTTCTTTGACCGTACAAGGTATCGGCTGAACCGCGCCGTTATATAAGAAGAATCCGCCCCGATCCATGAAATACACGCTACCGCGGGCATTCGCGGCTGCGTTCGGGGAAATCATCGAGATATTATGGCTGAGCAAATTGAACTGAAAAATAAACGGTGAACCAATAAAGCGCATAGAATGAATGCTGTTATCAGTCCAGATCAAGATTTCCTGCCGAGTCTGCAAAGCACCGACAATCTTCGACCCTTGGTTAATGCGCACACCCCCGCTCGTATTAATGGCCGTTGGCGTCCAGTCTGCCGCTGATTCCTGGTCTGACCAACGCACAAGCATTGGGTCGATAACGCTTGAACCAATGTTGTTCACACCGAAACAAATAACATGCTGATCTACATCAGAAACCATGATCTGCAATGCAACCGTGGGCGTAGCAGAAGCCCCGCTCAACGTGCTGATATCCACAGCCCTCGCATTAGTGCCACCGCTGGTATCCCAGTAATAAACACCACCGCCGCGCACATTGGCGACCAAATCTTCGCCAAAGTTATCCTGACTCCAAAGACGCAACTGATTACCAGATGTAACCGCGCTGGAACTACCAAATGTTCCCTCATTCCACGCATTTGCACCCCAGCCTGTGCCATCAACATATGCATTCAGGCCAGTATTAATTTGATACGCCCCAACAACAGATGAACCCCCATTGCCGCTATCGCTGGAATTGGCAGTGACCTCATCACCAGATGTGTCTTTAGCCGCAAAAGTATATGTGCTGGTACTTGGAACCGAAGCAATCTGGTATTCCTGATTCAAAACATCCGCAACCACATTGCCACCCAAACTTACCGCATCCGAAAAGGTAACAAAATCATTAACTTTCGCATCATGGGCTGAATCCGTCGCGGTGATGGTTGATGAGCCATTGGTGGCTGCAAACGTGACATCTCCCGCTGACGTGGTCGAGCGAATAGGGGTGACATCATAAAAAGTCGTTCCATCAGCGACATAGAGCTTCAGATGCGTGCCAATGCCTAGATACTTTGTAGACGCCAAAGCAGCCCAGTCATGGATCGACCGACATACACCAAGAAACGCGCTAGTCGAAAACTTCTGCCAGCCGCCAATTTTTTCCGGTCTGCCTTTCCTGAAACGCACCTTATCGGAGTCAAACCAGCCCGAGCCTGCACTATATTCAGTGCCCTCTTTATTGACCCCCGGCTGGAATAATAATTTACGCAATGGCATCGTTAGCGCACCCTTCCCCCAGGCCCATAAATTCCAGCTATCCCGCCGCCCCCGGAATAGGCCGTGTGAGCGACATCGTAGCCCCCTGCTTGCCCATATTCTTCTTGCTGCTGTTGCCCGGCGGCGTATAGTTGCTGTTCCCGCATCTGTTGTGGACTAAAGCCGCCATCGCGAGCACTCTCCGCCATCCGTCGATGTTTTCCCGCACCATATGAGATACCACCGCCGCCGCCCTGCATAGATAAGCGCCTTGCTCGCGTGAGCGCAGCCTGGTGTCTCTCTTGAGGGGATGGACCTGCTCCGGCTCGCGGATCGTAGCCAGGCCCACCTAGACCACGACCACCCATATAAGGGGGCGGACCCCGACGACGACCACCCTTGCCTGGGCCGCCCATGCCGGGCTGGCGACCATACTGCTGGGGATACCCTGGCGGCGGTAGCTGAAAGTCAGGAGGCGGTTGAGGATATCCTGGTGAGGGCGACCTTACGTCAGGAAAAGGCTGAGCCATACTTGAAGGCACACCGTAACCATGAAATCGCTGGGGCGAATACTGCATCTGCCCATAACCAAAAGGCATTTGAGGCTGATTGTATGAAGACCCCGGCCCCTGAAATGGACCGCCCTTACCTGGACCGCTCGGTCGTTGTAACCCCTGACCATAGCCACCAAATCCACCCTGGAACTGAGGCTGCCCCCATCCACCCCCAAACTGCTGAGGCGGCATTCCTCTACCGCCCTTGCCTGGACCTGATGGCGTGCCGGGGCTAGGGCGATTAGGATTGTAGCCAAAGCCGTATTCATCGCCCATCCCACTTGGCGGGCGGGAGCTAGTTAATGGACCGCCCCCATTGATTCTCTGTGGTCCGCCTCCAGTCTTGCCACCTTTGCTCATAACATCATCCTTAGTATTCGCCTGTACTAATTATCTCAGCCAACTCAGTCGCTCTGTTGCCAACCTGAGTCGCCCAGCGGCTATCTAAAAATTGCCTACTGGCTTCTTCCCAATCGCCAGAACCCATTGCTTCCAATGCCTTCTTAAAGCCTCTCAACCTTGTTTGTCCAAGGTTGAAGCTGATATCCACCATCGCATCAGATCGTGCTTCATTAAGCCCTTGAAACCATGGATATTCGCGATCTAACTCCTTCGTTACCCGATCAATATCGTTCTGCAATAGATAATCGATCTCATCATCAGAAAGCCCCAATCCTCTTGCCCGACCATCATCACCAGCGTCAACATTCCTGCCAACGCCAATAGTCATAAAGTTTTGGCTGCACAGGTAGGCATGGCTCTCCACACCCTCATGCCGTCGTAACATTTCCGTCAACTTACTCATTCCTCTGCTGGCTCTTCTTCATCTTCTGCTTGTCGCGCCTTATCAACATCCCGATAGTATTCAACGATAGACAGCACTTGTCTGATGTATCGGTGAATTTGCGCCATATTGGTGCTGATATTCTCGTATCCCTTGGTCGTCAGCGAATACCAAGCATTCACCGGCGCTTCGCCAGCCCTCAAATCGTTTAAATACTCCTCCATCGTGTCCGGCGTCAGAATCTTCCATTCGACCGGAACACTCTTGATCTTCGGTGGCAATGGCGGGTGATACATCGGCGCTGGCTTCTCGATGGTCACGACCTCCACAGGGCGCACCTCCGGCGGACGAAACGTCGTGCAGCCACTGCAAATGGCTAGCAAAACCAAAACCAGTCCTTTCATCAGCCTTCTGATTCTTCATCAGACTCAACCAAAACCGTTTGTTTCGCGGTTGTTAGCTCTTCGAGTTCTTTAAAAACCCTTGCGGTGCCTCGATTAACAACCTTTTCGATTAATTTTGGCTTACGCAGAGAAAGCATATTCAGATCGTGACGAGCGAATTTTTCCCGCAACTCATCAACCTTTTCATTGGCCCGATTGCTGGAAACAGTCAACAGCTCAATACGAGCATCAGATGCCTTCTTATCCGCGATCTGCTTTTCAATTTGCGCATTCTGCGTTTCGATAGCATTTTCCAAACGCAACTGATTATCCATTGCCGTCTGTAATTGCAATGCTATAGCCATCTTTTCAGCCTCTGACTTGTCGTAATAGAGCTTGAAAGCTCCCGACAACATTACCAAAGCAAATGCCAGCACAATAGATAATTTAAAGCCCATGGCTTTCCCCTAATTTATTTCAGTCGTTTCGCTCGCAATTTGGTCCGTGATGTCCCAAACGTTTAAATTTGCCGCAACCGTCCTGCGCTCACCATCACCCTTAAACGGATAGACCATATGTTGTAGCCAGGATGGAAACATATAGAGCTTGCCGACCTGCGGCTGCAAGGATGTCGATTGCGGTGGCCGTAACCGCTCCACATCCATCAGTGAGTTTCTGCCGTACTGAAAGGCCAGATACCCATCACAAGCGCCGCTGGAGTTATAGAGGCTATAGCTCGGCGTTCCTGCACTTGGCTGATCTAAAATCTGTTGCGGTACTTTCGTCCAGCAAGTGACTGAAATACCCATGATTGTTGAAGTACCATGATCGTGAATTGGGTTGTAATCACCTTCAAAACTATGGACTGACCACAGCTCATCAACCTCAACCTTGCGTACACCTTTGAGAATATTCGCCGTCTGCTGACTAAAATGCTTAATGTACTCGATGCCAAGACCGTTAATAAGATGGCAGAAATCCTGCAACTCAGGCGCATCATGGTTCATCGTAAGTTGCTGACCGTGCTGAATTTGACCAACTAAAGTCCCCGCATGTGAACGACGATCTTCGCTCTCCAGCAGCTCATCAAGATAGCTATTCAGCCCGTCTACCATCTCTGGCGGCAAGTCGGTTTCCAGCATAAAAGCCGCTGGCAAAGTCCAGTTTTGAAATTGGATCTCAGGCATCAGCTTGGAATCGAAAAGCTCTCGTCAGGCGTTGCCGCAGTTACCGGACTAGTAATGACCGAATCAACCTGACTGGCAAACACGCTATCCCAATGTGAAGTCGGGCAAAGCGCCTCCAGCTCACTCTTGCTCCATGAGCCTTTGGCTTTCTTCGCGAAATTAACCACACCCTCATCGTCTGTCGCTTCTACATTGAGCGAGAATGTAAACGTGTAATAAGTTCCATCGCCCTCAGAGTCATTCTCGTACTTCATTTCCAAGTCCCAAATCTCTACTTTGCTAGACTTTTCATAAGGCACGGCTTTAACTAAAGTTTTAGTAACAGCCATCTACTTATCCTCTAATTTAGACTTCAACTCTTTTACTTCCAAAGACAGCTCTTGCACTGCTTTCACCAAGATTGGCACTAACTTTCCATACGCCGCTTCGAGCCTGTCAGGATTATCTTTCAAAACCAACCGCAAATGATCTTCTGAATTATACTTTCGCTGCGTCGCATCCAGTTCCTGAGCAACAAAACCAAAATCTGCAACACCAACTTTTTCGCCAGTTCTCATGTCCCAGAAAAACTGCACTGGGTTTAAGTCATTGATGAAATCAAGACCTTCGCTAAGAGTTTTCATGCCTCTTTTATCACGGGCATCAGATAGCGCAGAGATACTCTGCACTTGACATCTAATTGCCGTAATATTTCCATCACCCAGCGTAACAGTATTAGAAACATCAACCGCTGAAGCAGCAGCAGCATAACCTATGATTATGTTGTTACTGCCCTCAGTTAAAGCATCGCCTGCATCATAGCCAATGCAAACATTATTAGCGCCGGTCGTTACGGCATACCCAGCATCCTTGCCAACCGCTGTATTTCCCGCACCCGTAGTTGCGGTATACAGCGAATTTTTACCTATGGCGACATTATCATCTGCCGTAGTGTTCGCGGTTAACGCGCTTTTGCCCACCGCCGTGTTGTCATGGCCGGTAGTTGTCTGTTTCATTGCATCAGCGCCAACAGCAGTATTCTGTGAAGAAGTTGTCGCAGCCTGCCCTGCGTCGTCTCCAACGTAAGTATTATTTTGGCCTGTCGTAAGGGTTTGTCCAGCCTCGAAACCGACGGCCACATTGTCTGTGCCGGTCGTGTTAGCTGCTAAAGCTTTATATCCTAGAGCAACGTTATTAGCCGCAGTAGTGTTAGCTAGAAGCGCAGACCGACCCAAGGCGACGTTGCCGGTGCCCGACGAGTTGGCCTGTAAAGCCTGATATCCAACAGCCGTATTATTAGGCCCGGTTGTATCTTCTCCTGCCTGAAAACCAATCCCTGTGTTTGCGGATGATGTGGTATTGGCCGATAAAGCAAAATACCCGACGGCAACATTGTTACTAGCCGTTGTGTTCGCGCCCAATGCAGTTCTGCCAATGGCAGTATTAGCCCCTCCTGTCGTATTGGCATCAAGCGCATAAGTTCCAATAGCAACGTTGTTCGCGCCCGTCGAATTTAATACCAGCGCCTGTGACCCGACAGCCGTATTGTTATCAGCGGTGGTAGTCGCCCCTCCGGCGCTGTCTCCAACGAAAGTGTTATCACTACCAGTGGTTACTGCATCGCCTGCTACATTACCAATCAAGCAGTTATCAACACCTGTACTAACAGCAACTCCAGCTTGATAACCAAAAGCCGTGTTGTCATTACCGGTAGCAACCTTTAGTGCTTCAAAGCCTACGGCTGTACAAGTAGTCCCAGTTGTTATTGTTGATAGAGCGCCAGAACCCACCGCAGTGTGTCCGCTCGCAGTAGTAATAGCCCCACCTGCACTGTCTCCGATCAATGTATTATCGGCACCCGTAGTTACGGCATCACCGGCAGCGTTGCCCATCAAGGTGTTCTCAGTTCCCGTGCTAACCAGCTTGCCTGCCTCGTAGCCTAAAGCCGTATTGTTGTTACCAGTTGCAGCATTCAGTGCAAGATAACCAACAGCGGTTCCAGTTGTTCCGGTAGTAATCGTTCCCAATGCTCCCGATCCTACTGCCGTATGCCCACTTGATGTCGTGATGGAACCACCAGCGTTATCGCCAACAACCGTATTATCATCACCAGTTGTGATTTCATTTCCAGCGCCACGACCAAGGCCAGTATTGTCTGTGCCGGAGGTGTTAGCGGATAGGGCAAAAGACCCAAAAGCCGTGTTGTCACTTGCAGTTGTTACTGCATCCAACGCGCCAGAACCCACTGCCGTATTATTACTGCCAGTAGTAATCGCGCCACCAGCGGCATTACCAATCAGCGTATTGTCGGCTCCGGTAGTTACGGCATCACCGGAGGCGTTACCAAGTAACGTATTTTCAGTGCCGGTGCTTACAGCTACGCCTGCTTGATAACCAACTGCCGTATTATTATTTCCCGTTGCAACCTTGAGTGCTTCAAAACCAACTGCTGTTCCGGTCGTTCCAGAACTCATGGTAAGCAGTGCGCTCGATCCCACAGCGGTATGTCCAGAAGCTGTCGTTACCGCGCCTCCAGCGTTGTCTCCGACGAAGGTGTTGTCAGCGCCCGTGGTAACAGCATCGCCAGCCGCGTTCCCCACGACGGTATTCTCAGTTCCGGTGCTAACAGCCGCCCCTGCCTGATAACCCACGCCGGTATTATTATTCCCAGTAGCAAGTGTTAACGCTTCAAAACCGACCGCCGTTCCGGTCGTACCTGTTGACATGGTAAGTAACGCAGATGAGCCTACGGCAGTATGACCGCTTGCCGTACTAACAGCACCACCCGCATTGTCACCAACAAAAGTATTATCAGAACCCGTAGTTACGGCATCTCCCGCTTGAAACCCCAGGCCAGTGTTGTCCGTCCCAGTCGTGTTAGCAAATAGAGCATTCTGACCAACAGCCGTATTGTCGTCTGCCGTTGTGTTGGCGGCTAAAGCCCCCTTGCCCACTGCTGTGTTGTTGGCCCCCGTACTCGTCTCCTTTAGTGCGTCAGCACCCACCGCCGTATTCTGTGAAGAAGTGGTCACAGCTTGACCAGCATCGTCTCCAACAAATGTATTATTTATTCCGGTAGTAACGGCAGTGCCAGCGTGATAGCCGACGGCAACGTTGTCGGTTCCGGTGGTATTTGCAGTTAATGCCTGATAGCCCACGGCAATGTTGTAGTGGGCTGTTGTATTAGCGGCTAAGGCGCTGAGTCCCACCGCAACATTCCCGGCACCAGTCGAATTTGCTAATAAAGCACTAGAGCCAATAGCAGTGTTATGATTGGCAGTTGTCGTTCCACCACCCGCCGAAGCACCTAAGAACGTGTTATCTGTACCCGTGGTAACAGCGTCAGCAGCCGCAAAACCAAGTATAGTATTCTCAGTTCCGGTGCTGACTAATTTACCTGCTGCGTACCCAACGGCTGTGTTGTTGTTACCGGTGGCCGCGTTCAACGCGAGATAACCTACTGCCGTTCCAGTTGTCCCAGTAGATATTGTCCCCAATGCACCTGAACCGACAGCAGTATGGCCTGAAGACGTAGTAATATTCCCTCCGGCATTGTCTCCAACTAGCGTATTGTCATCGCCCGTAGTGACAGCATTACCAGCCCCGCGTCCCAAACCGGTATTGTCCGTACCGGACGTATTTGCGCCGAGCGCCGCCGATCCCACGGCTGTGTTATCGCTTGCAGTTGTTACAGCATCCAGAGCGAGCGATCCAATAGCCGTGTTGTTACTTCCCGTAGTGATCGCCCCACCAGCACCATCTCCAACGATGGTGTTATCCGTGCCAGAAGTCACGGCATCAAGGCTGTTTTCACCAATCGCAACATTATCTGTTCCGGTGGTAAGTCCCGTACCTAAAGAGCCACTGCCTAACCCTATATTGCCCGTGCCACCGGTTAGGTCTAATACATCAGTAACTGCCGCGCCTGCACCAGCGCCGTCGGCAACAATCATCTTGATCCCACCATTAGGGATAACGACGTTCGCGCCTGTCCCTTGGGAAATCGTTACCTGATATCCCGCACTATTTTGGATCACCCAAACTTTATTAACTGTGTTAGGTGCTAAGGTGACCGTGTTAGTCGCAGTAGTGGAACCTGTTAATGTCAGCGCATAAGCTCTTGCTGCATCAGCAGTACCATCCTGCATCGTGATGGTATGTGTGGTTCCTGTAATTCCTTCCGAGCCACTACCCCATGCTTCTGCTATCAGCTCGAGGTTAGTGTTCGTACTCGTTCCCCAGGTGCCCGATTCATCACCAGTTGCGATTTCTTTCAGTCTTAAATCATTTACATAAGTTGCCATGTCAAGCTACCTTTTCCCATTCTGGAGTCTGGTCACTATCTACCGAACTCCAACTAGGTGTTTGTGATGTGGATACTGATGACCAAGATGGATCTTGGGTGGTCGATACAGCAGACCAACTTGGCGTCTGACTGGTGCTAACAGCACTCCAATCTGGAGTTTGATCTGTATCCACCAGCCCCCATACCAAAACGCTGGTTGTAGACACTTCGACTTGATTGCCGGTGACTTGAATACCAGCCTTGGAAACAACAGTAACGCTGCTTGTAAATGCTTCAGATTTTTCTGAAGTAACCTGAATCGTGTTATTTGTGACAAGCGAGATTGAACCGACCGCAGAAGTCGCCACATTTGTACTGGGGCTGACTGTCGCCTTCCCCGTAACAGTGACCGAGTTAGTGCTTGCGGTAACTGAGTTGCCAGTGACCGGACAGATACAAGCATTCGCTGAAACAGTAACTGTTCCAACGGAAGCTGTTGATCCTGTAATTGCTTCTTCTGCATCACCCCAGGTACTCTCTCCCCAAGCAATATTGCTAGAGTTCCATCCCTGCCATGCAACTTTTGCATTCTGTGCCACACCTTGATCTCTACGCTATTCTAATAATTGCGTTCGACGCATCGGCTGTTGGAAACTCGATAGTAAAATCACCAGACGTAGAAGTTTTGTCTCCGCCAAAAGCGAGAATAACCACTGCCCTGTTTGCCGAACCCGCCGTTGTGCTTGAGTTATAAATCAATGCACCGTTCGCGGTGATGGTCGCATCCGACCATGTGCTATCCGCAAAGTCTGTCAGGGCTGTCGTTCCTGAAGTGCTCGGATCTACATTAGTCAATGTATTACCGCCCGCGCTGTAATTCGTGCCAGAAACCTCATTCGTGGTTGTATAAGCCGTCGTGCTGGCGCTCATGGTAGAGCTTGATGTGTAAAGCGCCACCTTGAATGTATTGCCTGTTCCAGTTGTG